GTCGTGGCACAATGCCAGAATTTGGAAAAACTTTTGAGTTGCCTAAGATTACTGAGGTTCCTCTTGTTGACCAGATCGACGAGAATGGCGCAGTAACAGAGTCACAACTTGAAGCCTCATACATCACAGTCACAAAGAAGTCATTCAAGGGTCGCGCAATCACTACCCTCGAACTTCTAACAAATTCAACACCTGCATTCCTTGACGAGCTTCTTGTCCAGATGGAATACGCTTACGCTAAGGATACTGAAGAATTTGTAACTACCGCTGTCCAAGGCGCAGGAACACTCAACGCAACAGCACAGGCTAACTCAGCGACTGGACTTCTATCCTACGTATCAAGCGCAGCAGCAGCAGTTTATTCAGCATCACTTGGTTTTGCTCGCAACATGATCGTTACACCAGAACAATGGGCTAACATCATGAGCTACAACGATGCCGGACGTCCAATCTACATCGCTGCAAATCCACAGAATGCAGGTGGTGCACTTACACCTACATCACTTCGCGGTAATGTTGCAGGTCTTGACCTTCGCGTATCTCGCTACATGAAGGGCTCTGGAGGAGTTGGTACAGCAGATTACTCAATGGCTGTCGTAAATCCAGATGCTTACACATGGTACGAGGGCGCACGTCAGCAACTTCGCACAAATATCAACTCTGACGGAACAGTAGATATCTTGCTATTCGGTCAGGGAGCACTTGCCACTAAGTTAGCGGCTGGCGCAAACTGGTTCAACCTAACCTGATAACACCCTAAGTCGCTGGCAGGGTAGTGCCCTTCTACCCTGCCAGTCTTTAGAAAGGCTAAGAGCATGGCATTGACAACAATTGCAGAACTTCGCACCGCGCTAGGTGTTGGGTCGCTGTACGCTGACGCCACGCTTCAAGAAGTGGTAGATGCCGCAGATAACGTTCTCTTGCCCTTTCTATGGAAGAACCAGCAGTCGATCATCGCGCATTCCAGCGATGGCACTACTGGCACTCTCTACTTTGATGTACCTATAGATAAAGTCTTTTATGTAGGTCAGACTGTGACAATTAGCGGCGCAGGTAGCCGCTTCAATGGATCAAAGACAATTACAGCAGTCAATACTTATGATTTTAATATCACAATAACGGCTGGTAATAATAATCCTTACCATGAGGTTAATCCTTATGGCATTGCAGCAGCTGAGACTTACACAGACTATACAACGATTCCGGCAATTCAAGAAGCTGCACTCATGATCTCTATCGATATTTGGCAAAGCCGTCAAGCCCCATCAAGCGGCGGCGTGACCATCGATGGCTATCAGCCAAGTCCTTTCCGCATGGGAAACACTTTGCTTGCTCGTGTCCGTGGCTTGCTTGCTCCGTATCTTGATCCGCGTTCAATGGTGGGCTAATGGCCGCCATTTCAACACTCCGCGCAGGCTTAGCATCAGCCCTCACAGATAATACAAAGTATTCAGTTTTTGCATTCCCACCTGCAACCCCTATTGCTAACAGCGTAATCGTTAGTCCTGCCGATCCTTACATCTCACCATCTAACGGCTGGCATGCATCGATTTCGCCGATGGCTAATTTCGTTATTTCGGTAATGGTTCCCCTTCTGGACAATGAAGGCAATCTCAATGGAATTGAGGACGACATCGTGCGAGTCTTTAACTTGCTCGCTGCGTCTTCATACACCTATAACGTCACAGATGTCTCGGCTCCAGCCGTACTCAGTGCCGCATCGGGTGATCTCTTAACCTGCAATATCAACGTATCAATACTAACGAGTTGGAGCTAATCGTGGACGATTGGACAAAAGAACAAGCTGACTTTCTGATCAAGATCGGTCAGCTCCCACCTGCAACACCTAAGCCAGCACCTACAAAGAAAGACGAGGAATAATCACAATGGCTGTATTTCTAAACAATGGAGTTCAAGTCACTGTGAACTCCGTCGATCTATCAGATCACGTCACATCAATCACACTTAACCGCGCATTCGATGAGCTCGAAGTCACCGCAATGGGCGACTCAGGTCATAAGTTCGTAAAGGGTCTTGAGGCATCTTCACTCACAATCGATTTCCTTAACGACACAGCGGCCGGCGAAGTTCTTGCAACCTTGCAGGCAGCCTATGGCACGAACGTCACTGTCACACTTAAGCAGACATCAGCTGCAACATCAGCGACCAACCCTCTTTACACAATGACTTGCCTAGTCAATAACCTCACCGACATTAACGGCGCAGTTGGCGATCTTGGTACTCAGTCAGTAACTTGGAACGTCTCTGGTACAGTAGCAGTCACCACTTCATAATCTAAAACAAAGGGGCACAGCATGGCAAAGTTAATAGTCACGATGGCAGACAACACAGTAACCGAGATCGAGATCACTCCTCGCCTTGAGTACGCGTTCGAGCTATATGCTAAAAAGGGATTTCACAAAGCGTTTCGCGATGATGAAAAGCAGTCAGATGTCTATTGGCTTGCATGGGAAGGCCTTCGACTAAGTGGAGTCACAGTCAAGCCATTCGGGGCAGACTTTCTCGAAACTCTTAAGAGTGTAGAGGTTGCAGAGTCTGACCCTTTGGCCTAGGCAGGGATAGCATCCACTATCTCATCGCTCGCTTGAGCATTGAGACGGCTATCCCTCCACAATCTTTAATTGATTTAGATTCATCGATGCTTCAGATGTTACTGAAAGCGTTGAAAGACCGAGCGAAGGAGCAAAGCGATGCCTACAGAGCTAAAAAACGCTAACGCGCTTCGCAAAGCTCTAAAGCAATTTGATCCTGATCTAGACAAAGAAACCCGTGAAGAGATGGTGGGTTTCTTGAAACCTTTGATAAAAAAGGCTAGAGGATTTATGCCTGCAAATAACGACATGCCTTCTGGTTTTGTTGGAACGGCCGAGTCAGGCAGATTCCCTAAATACGACGCATCTTTAGCACGTCGAGGAGTCGGTTATAAACTGACACCGACAAAGCCTAATCGTCAAGGCTGGATCCAGACTGTATCAATTCACAATAAAACGGCTGGCGGCGTAATTTATGAGTGGGCAGGCCGTAAGTCAAGCAGTAAGTTCGTTTCTAATTTGCCGGGCATGATGGCAGGCGGAGGAAAAATGTCAGGCCGAGCCTTATTTAAGGCTTATGAGCAGGATCAAGGCAAAGCCAAGGCTGGAGTAATCAAGGCACTTGAAAAGGCTGCCGCTAAGTTTAACGCGAAAGGCAATAATGGCTGAGTTACGCATCCCGATTATCGGTGAGTTCAAGGGTAAGAAGGCCTTCGATCAGGCTGGCAAATCAACTAGCACCCTAGAAAAGGGAGTTAAGAGATTAGGCGGAGCCCTTGCCGCTACCTTCGGAGCCCAGCAGCTTCTCAAATTCGCCAAGAACGCAGCCAAGGCATTCATTGAAGACGAGCAAGCCGCCACACGACTTGCTCAATCTGTCAAGAACTTGGGTTTAGCCTTTGAGACTCCACGCATCGAGGAGTTCATCTCTCAGTTATCTCGCGCTTCTGGCGTCACAGACGATCAACTTCGTCCAGCAATGCAGAAACTATTGCAGACCACGGGCTCGGTTGCCAAATCAACAGAATTACTTACTCAAGCCCTAGACATTTCACGCGGTTCTGGCGTGGATTATGAGACTGTAGTCAATGATTTAAGTCTTGCTTATGTAGGACAGACACGTGGCCTCAAGAAGTATTCGCTTGGACTATCTCAGGCAGAACTTAAGACCATGAGCTTCGCAGATGTACAGGCTAAACTTGCAGATCAGTTCAAGGGTGCTAATTCTGCTTATCTCGAAACTTACGCTGGCAAGTTAAGTATTTTATCAACCGCCGCAGGAGAGGCTTCTGAGATTATCGGAAAGAGCCTAGTTGATTCTTTGAGCATTCTTGCAGGCGATGGCAACACAGTTCAACCTCTAGCTGACGCGATGACTGACTTGGCTGTAGCAACATCTGAAGTTATTAGCGGCCTGTCCGTAATGATTTCTAAATTCAAAGAATTGCCTGGAGTTTCTGAGTGGATTAATCTCTACTACAACAAGATTCTACCAAATCAATATAAGCCATTTCTAGATATTATAAATTTCGTTAGAGGGCAAGCCCCTACTCCGGGGATGGGCGGATATCCTTCATCCGCACTCGGTCCGGGTTACATAGATCCTAACGAAGCAGCTCGAAAAGCGGCAGAAGAAGCAGCTGCCAAGCGAGCCAAAGAATTAGCAGCGTTGCAGAAGAAAGCCCTTGACACACAGAAGAAAGCCTTAGCATTACAGAAAGCCTCAAAGACTCTTAACCTTGACGCCATCGGTATTGAGGCAGCACTTAAGGGCAAGATCAGCGAGACCGATCGCATTTCCTTACTATTGCAGAAGGCTATCCTTGAAAGTAACGCAACCCTAGCAACTCAGTTATCGGATCAATTAGAAGCTGCAACTAAACGCCAGAATGAACTTCGCGCCTTATTGCTAACGACTCCAGAGGCTCCTAATCCTTATCGTAATTGGACGCTACCTCAAGACTTGCTCAACTACACAGCCTCAGCCCTTGGTGTATCTGTAGCACAATTACAGACCGCTCCAGTCGCTCCATCATCTACATTCTCAGATGCACAGATGGAATTAATGGCAGCAGTTAATTCATTCCAGCGAGCAGACCAGCAAGCAATCAACATTGAGGTTTATCTTGACGGCGATGCTGTAGGCGGAGCAGTGCGTGAATCATCCGTCAATTCATCGCTTTCAGGCTCATTCAACACAGTTAATCGCGTCGGACGATTTGGACTAAGTGGTACACAGTGAGTCTTCCAGCAACTATCTCAGTCTCATTTGACTTTAGCCAAGGTGCGACTTTCGGCTATCCGTTTACTATTGGCGATCCAAAATATGGAGTAATCGGAGTAAGCACCTTCGCAAGTTCAGAAGTCCCAGAGCCCGTCATCGATCTTAGCGACGTCACTCGCCAGATTACGATTAGACGTGGCCGTAACATCATGCGCGATACTTATGAGGCTGGCACCTGTACAGTCCGAGTCTTAGACCCTGACTCTTACTTTAACCCTCAGAACGTATCTAGTCCCTATTTCGGCTATCTGACTCCACTTCGTAAGATTCGTGTAGCTGCAACTACGGCAACCACTCAGCATTTTCTATTTTCAGGTTACGTTCAAGATTACCGATATACCTATCCTCAAGGGCAGGAGACGGGTTACGTCGATATTATCTGCTCGGATGCATTCCGTCTCTTTGCCATGGCTAACGTCACTACAATTACAGATGCTACGGCTGGCCAGACCACCGGCACTCGCGTCGAAAAGATCCTTGACCAAGTGGACTTTCCCTCATCGATGCGTATCATCGACACAGGCTCGACCACCTGCCAAGCCGATCCAGCCACGACACGCTCAAGCCTTTCAGCTCTACAAGTGGCCGAATTTACAGAACAGGGCGCGTTCTTCATCCGTACAGATGGCACGGCAGAATTTAAGGATCGAAACGATGTCGTGGGGTCTCTAGGTGCTACACCGATCGAGTTCGACCAGACTACAGGCATTCCCTACTCAGACCTTAAATTTGCCTTCGATGACAAGCTCATCATCAACAGCGCGACCATGACCAGAGTGGACGGCACTACTGTCTCATCGAGTGACGCGGACTCAATCGCTAAATACTTTCCTCATGGCATGAACGTCGAGAACCTTATCGCGCAGACAGACGCGCAGGTTCAGGACATCGCTGACATTTATGTAGCCACTCGTAAAGAGACCACCATCCGCATCGATGCCATGACTGTCGATCTTCTTGATCCAGCCGTGCCGACGGACACGATGATCGGTCTCGATTACTTTGACAATCTAAAGATTACTAACGTCCAGCCAGATGGCTCGACAATTGTGAAGACTTTGCAGGCGCAGGGCTTGGCGTGGGATATAACCCCAAACAGTATGAAATGCACTGTGACAACACTGGAACCAATCGTCGAGGGATTCATCATAGGATCTAGCACTTACGGTATAATCGGACAATCCATAATGGGATACTAGGAGAAAATCATGGCAGAAGGCTTTCCAGCATCAACAGGCGACATCTTTACAGCCGCAGACTATAACGGCCTAGTAGCCTTTACGATCGGCGCAGCTCAGACTAACGATTACACAGCAGTAATTGCTGATACTTACCAAGTCCTAGAGCTCATGAACAAAGGCACAGCGATCGCCTACAAGATCCCTACGAATGCTTCGGTTGCATTCCCTATTGGTACAGTATTAAACATCCTTAATATCGGGGCTGGCCTTTGCACTATCTCAGCAGTTACTTCTGGAACTACTACAATCCTGTCGGCTGGCGCAGTAGCGGCACAGCCTACCCTTGCACAATACAAGGCAGCAGCCTGCATTAAGACTGCTACGGATACCTGGTACGTCGTCGGGGCTATTGGATAATGCTTAATAATGTTGTCAGTATTTTTGCGCCTTTTGTTGCTCCAAAACCAGTAGTAACGGGCGGCACCCTAACCTCTGACGCTACTTACTACTACAGAACTTTTACTGCTAATGACTCGCTAAACGTTACGACTGCAACTTTATCTGCAGATGTGTTAATGGTTTCAGGTGCCGGTGGTGGTGGATACAATCAAGGCGGCGGCGGTGGTGCTGGTGGCGTTCTTACCTACACGAGTCAAAGTTTATTAGGCTCCTATACTGTAACGATCGGTGGCGGTGGTGCTGGTGGCACATCATCATCAGGATCTAACGGCACAACGACATCTTTTACTGGATTGACATCTCCTAATGTCGGTGGCGGCGGTGGTGGTCAAGGTGGAAGCGCACCTACGGGCACTTTTGGCAGTGGCGGTGGTGGCGGTGGCACGTCGGGATCAGGCACAAACACAGGAGCCAGTGGTACATCTGGACAAGGAAACGCTGGTGGTAATTCTACAGGCAATGGCACTCAAGCTAATGCAGTGGGTGGTGGCGGCGGTGGTCAGTCTGGCGTCGGTACGGCAGGCGGCGCATCATCTGGTAATGGTGGAAGCGGGACAACAATTTATTTAACAGCAGTCGCGGGCGGTGGAGGTGCTGGAGCAAATAGTGCCGCTGGGCGAGCTGGTGCTAGCGGTGGCTCTGGAGCAGGTGCTGGATCGTATACTACAGTCGGCGCAAATGCTACTGCAAACACAGGTTCTGGCGGCGGTGGTGGTGGAAACGCCAGTGGCACTGCATACGCTGGCGGTTCAGGTGGATCAGGCATCGTAGTTGTTCGATATTTGAAGACGGCGGTTTAATATGAGTCACTGGGCAGAATTAGATTCTCAAAACAAAGTCATTCGCGTGCTTGTTGGAGACAATAACGATCCAGCAGGCGATGAGGGCTACCAATGGCTCATCGATAATCTTGGCGGTACTTGGGTCAAGACAAGCTACAACGGCAACATTCGCTTTAACTATGCAGGCGTTGGCTATACCTACGATCCAATCGATGATGCATTCATCGCACCTGTTCCATGCGATCACGCAGAACTAACACTTAACGATCTAAAGCGATGGGAGTGTGTGACCTGTGAAGCCGCGTTTAAGCAGATCAGCGATTCAACTGCGTGAGCAGATCGATGATGCATTCCCCGACAGAGATCGAACTTCGGACGGCTGGATCGGTGACACTCGACACGCTGCACGCAAGTCTGATCATAATCCAGATGTTCAAGGATGGGTTCGTGCCATCGATGTTGACCGCGACCTTAACGGCAAAGGCCGGAAGCCCGATGTCATGCCTGACTTGGTCGATCAGATTCGACTCGCTGCAAAGTCTGGCGATAAGAGAATCAGTTACATCATCTTTGACGGAAAGATCGCCTCATCTAAAAAGGCTTGGGCTTGGCGTCCTTATGATGGGATCAATAAGCATAATCATCACGCGCATATCAGTTTTACTATTAAGGGCGACGAAGACAATAGTTGGTTCAATATCCCGATGATAGGTGGAAACTAATGGAGCAAGCAAAATCACTAGTAGCATCATGGGCTCGATCATTCTTGGCCGCTGCCCTTGCGCTATACATGGCAGGCGTAACAGATCCTAAGACCTTAGCGAT